GCGTACTGCTGAATAGCTTGCATCGCAATCTGTGCTCCCGCTGGACGTGCTGGTACTTCGATCCCCGAAAAGATCTTAGTCAAGTCATCGGTTACATCCTTAATTACTTGCTGTTGAGCTGTCTCCACTGGCTGTAGAACTGCATCAGCCATCACTGGGTCAATACTAGCGGCAGCAATATCAAGGAGGCTGTCCACATTTAGGCGGCCATTTGCATTAAGCTGATTAAGGGCGACGAACTGCTGTAGTTTTGTCTGCACGGTTTCTGGATCAGTATTCTGAACATCAAAGGCAATAAGGATGTCGAAGTTTTCGTCCGGCTCACCCTTAGTCATTACCTGTGGATCAGGGATACCTGTTACACGATAGAATACTTCATCGGGTCCGAAACGCTGAAAGCATTTAAACGCCATACGAATAACCTCCGCAGTGTGGCTAAGGAACTTATCAACTAAGAACTGCTGGCGAACTTGGCTAATATTTGATCCTTCGTCCAGTCCAACTAGACGGTCAGCGGTATCAGTAAGAGTTTTCTCAATTTCTAGTGATCCACTATTGTAAGCTGGGATAGGAGCAAAGTCCAAGTCACCCTTACGGCGATAAGGAATCATACGACCTGGACCCCAATCAGATGGTGCTTGACCAACTGGGTGCATAATTGGAGGTATGGTTGCTAGGCTATTGCGATCAATACGAGAATCTCGCTCAACCTTTACTTGATTCTGGATACCCCTAAGAACCGAGGGGATAGTCATCGTGTCATATAGACGTTTGCTGTCCTCGGACAACTTAGTGACAACTACGGGATAATCCTCATATCCGTTAAGTAACTCAAACTTAGCATAGCCCTGTGTCATTTCATCACCGCTAAATTCGCGATGAAAAACTGTACAGTAAATACCTTCCGCGCCATCCTCTCGGTCGATTAGGCGTTGGTATCCGTAGCAGATTTCAATTAATTCACCTGCTTCGTATGCACTATCTGTTAGGCTAATGCTGCGACGGCCCTCCTGCTCGCGCTCTATACTATCTATATTTACTCCACGGTACTTCTCAATAACGTGCTCAACGAAGTCCTCATCCCATCCATCGGTGACGACTTTGTTTTCTAGTTCTTGTGGTGTATAGTAAGTGCGCCAGAAGCAGTAAGGTGCTCGCTGCGGATCAGTTACATAAGTTGGAAAAAAGAAATCACCATCAGGTGCTAGGGTCTTAACGTCCGGAGCATTGACTTGGCGGCGAGTAATAGGCAATTCAGCTACTCCAAACTTGCGGAGTTCCTTGATTGCTTTCTTTGCTCTTTTAGTGGATGTTCCTTCAAAGACGTTTTGAAGCAAGGATACTAGATCATCGTCCATTTCCCCGCTGTTAACAGCATCAGCTACCTCTGGGGACATTTGAGCAATTTGATCCAGGTCAAGCTTCTGGAGGAATCGTCTATCCTCTTGTTGCCAGCCAACATAGGTAATAAGTAAACCGCGCTCAAGCAAATAGTTAGCACCGAGTTCCATCTCGCGATAGAAGCGTGGGATATATCCAGAACTCACCATCCATTTAAGGAACCCGGATACTAGCTTACTACGAGCAATATCACCACTCTCCACTGGAAATGCCCGTACATTGGCACGATTTAACGATGCCATAAACAAGGATACTAATCGAGTAATTCGCTCATCAATGACGTGGCACTCCATATCGGACGCACCCTCCCACGGAAAAGCATCAGCCCCGTGCTTGCGATGGTCACGGCTTTTGCCGGGCCACCAGTTGCGACGATCATCGTAACTAGTACGGCATAGGTCAAAGTATGACTCAAGCTCAGTTACAGTCTGGTCGTAAGCATAACAGAGAGTCTTGATGTCGGGTTCGTCCTGGACGTATGTCAAGGACTCGGCAATTGATTCATTCAGCATTTTTTTCTGCGATTCGTTTTTGTATAGATTTAAGCAATCGGACAGTGTAAGTCGATGATACGCCTATTGTATCACATAGGTCACCATTTGTCATTGATACTCCACTTTCGTGCAGCACATACCTGCGAAGTATTTCCCAACTAGCTAATCTGTCGGATTGCTCCCTGCACCAATCCCTATCTAGGGTTATGTTTTTATTTGCCGACATAACGATAGCTGACACCCTTGTTATCCTCAATAGCCTCAAAGGTAATTATTTTTTTCATAAGCTTACCCTGCCACTTCCGGGGAAGTAACACATTGGCTCTCTTACCGATTTCTTTGCTGAAGACAACATTGTACTTCGGGTTAGGGCATTCCGCAATAACCGTTCCCGTGAAGTGCTTAGGGATAATCTCATCAATCATAAATGAGTCCTCTAGGATTTTTGCACCCTCCTCGGTTACCCAAGTATTTCTCCCCTTGCCGGTTACTGAGCCACTCGGAAGTTTTTCAGTTGCTATCTTGAGGGCTTCATCGAACTCAACTTCTTGTTCTTCTGCAATTTTTATCAATCTTTTCTTTGGCATTAGTATCCTCCCTTGCGGGGTTTAGTAGTGATCATATCATTAGATGAAAGAAAGTCAGGACCTTCTCCACCGTTTGACATCCGCAAATAGCGTATAACGTCAAAGAAATCCTTTAGGGCTTCCTCTGGCTTGCCACCTGCATTGTAGTTAATAAGGCTATCGATAAGATTACCGCAGTCCTCGTGAATGTAGCATCTTGGTCTATTGGCTTGGTCAATGTCTACATTAGGATTGTAGTTAAACCAGTCATCCAGAGCTGTGATGCCTTGTTCTTCCATCTTACCGTCGGATGGTAAAAAGCTTAGACCGAAGTCATAAAATGATGTAAAGAGGTCGTCATTGTTCTCATTCTCTCTAGCAAAGAAACGCGAGTCCCCAATTCTCTCGATTACCTCAATACCCAGGTCATCCTCAATCTCCTCAAATAACTCGCAGTACCCCTCAACATTTAGACCAATCTTCTTGGCTGCTGGGCCGTACTTCCATTTCGGGTCCCCGAACATAGCCCACTCGCCGTACGTATTGCGGTCCGGCCACTCCCTGCGGATGTATACCTCGCCATCCTTGTTCACCCCAGCCCAGATACAAGTATAGTTCCTTGCACCAGCGGGGTCAACTACCTGGTAGCAGGTGAACTGCGACTTATCAGAAATGTCGGGGAACGTCATCTTGTATTTGTTTGGATTCTCATTGAGCACGTTTACCTCAGTATTAAAGTAAGGGAGCAGAGCATTGGCTGACTTCACGGGTAATCCGTACGCACGGACCTTTATCTCATCCTCTGGTCGCCCGGCTAGATCCTTCGCAATTCGCTCGTAACCACCGAAGGGGTTCTCGTCCGAATGCAGGTAGATCACAGCCGCATCACGGCTTGGACTGTACTGCTTAGTAGGAACCTCCTTGCCCCGTAACAGGGCGGCAGGTCTAGTCTCAAGGGTCTCTGCTCCCTTTAAATAGTCAGATATAAAAGGTGTATACCCGTCAATCGGGGTGAACCCAATCACCATCTTTGAATCCCGTGTAGCTAGGCGGAACCGTAGGGTGTTTACCAAAGCAGCGTCACCCAAGTACTCGTCCAGCCAGGCTCCGATATTTGATTCATTCCCGGACTTGATACTACCCTTCTTGAACCCGAACTCGAAACCCTCAAGGATAGTGGAGTTATTACTGAACTGTGTATAAGTCTTGAAGTCCACTCGCGTCCTAGTATCAGGGAATACAAACGAACTCCCAGTAAAGCCATTCTGCATTGAATAGTTAATGTACCCGTCAATGCTCTTAGTCTTCTTCCTGAACTCCTTGGGCATCATCTCCCAGATAGCTGGCTGCTGTACCTTAATAGAGGTATCCGCATTCTGAGAAAAGCATACTATGTGTCCATCGAAGTTAGAACTCACGGCTTCCATAATCCGCTTCGCACAGCCCGTCGTCTTTCCGCTACGATTCCCACCTAGTGCTAGAACTTCATTGTACTCCCTGAAGGAATCCGACATACGCTCCCAGCCGGGAAGGTCGAACCCATATCTAATAGGATCATCCGTAGCTGCCCGGATTCTGCCCTCGTGCGCCCTGTGTAGTTCCTCTAGTAGCTTGGGGTCAGCTTCTCCTAGAAGTACAATCTCCTCGTCCGTGGGCGGCTTGAGGATTGGGTGCTCTGTGAAATCAAGCATATTTAAAAGATGCTATCCTCATCGTCATCCTCTATATCCTCGATCATCTCATCCCAGTCAAATGCCCCGAAGTCCTGGTCCATATCATCCAAAGCCTCAGTCATTAGCATTCTGCCAATACGATAGTTCGTGTAATCATAGAATAAATCCCCGTCCTCATCCATTACCACAAAGGCAAAGTTAGGCGAAATATCTGCAAGCATTCGACGGACGTGGTTAAAAGCAATATCCGGATCAATTCCAGGTGTTTTATTCTTCATTTGCTACCCTTTGGTTGTTCGGTTTTAGGAGCCAAGGGTTTCTTGGACCAATCAATATCGTCGTAGTTCTTACGCTGCTTCTCAGCGTTGTGTCCCTTACGGGGGCCGCTTCCTTTAGTGCTCATTGTATTCCTCCATTTCTATCTGT